GAGAGGGAAGAAGAATATTTAAATATAGCTAAAGCAAGAATAGAAAACGAATTAAAATAGATATATGAACAGTAAGACCACAAAAATCGGGGATATTAAAAGTAACCCCAACAACCCAAGAATAATAAAAGACGAGAAATTTGAGCAACTGGTACAATCTATAAAGGATTTTCCGAAGATGTTGGAATTAAGACCTATAGTAGTAAATGATGATATGGTTGTCCTCGGGGGTAATATGAGATTAAAAGCGTGTAAAGTAGCAGGACTAAAGGAAGTACCCGTTATTAAAGCATCAGATTTAACGGAGGATGAACAAAAACAATTTATCATAAAGGATAATGTAGGATTCGGAGAATGGGATTGGAATATGTTAAAATTAGAATGGGACGAACAAGAATTAGAAAAGTGGGGATTAGATATACCAAATTTTGATGTAAACAATTTAGAAGCCGAAGAAGATGAGTTTTCAGTACCAGACGGAGGTATTGAAACTGATATAGTATTAGGGGATTTATTTGAGATAGGCGAACATAGATTGCTTTGTGGAAGCAGTATTGATGCAGACCATATAAATAAATTAATGATTGGAGTTGAACCTGATTTAATACATACTGACCCACCATACGGAATGAATGCAGTCAGCAAAAGCGGAGTTTTAAAAGAAAGATATGGTAATGATATTTTAGGTGATGACAATACCGATGTAGCAAGAGATAGTTTTAATTTGATTTTTTCATTATATCCTAAATCACATCATATTTGGTGGGGTGCTAATTATTATTCATCTGCATTACCTGATAGCGAATGCTGGTTAGTATGGGATAAAAATAACGGAGGTAGCGACCAAACGGATTGTGAACTTGCTTGGACTAATATTAGAAGTGTTGTAAGGCAATTTACACAAGCATCAGAAAAAACAAATAGAGTACATCCAACCCAAAAACCAATTAAATTGGTAGAATGGTGTATTGAAAAAACAAAAGATAAAATAAAAAACATAGCAGACTTTTTTTGTGGTAGTGGAGTAACAATGGCAACAGGACATCAAAAAGGATTGCCAACATATATAATGGAACTTGACCCAAAATACTGTCAGGTGATATTGGAACGAATGGTTAAATTAGACCCGACCTTAACAATCAAAAGGAACGGTCAAGAATACAAATTAGATTAAATATATTTATATATATAAGCAAAGAATAATACAGAGACATATGGCACGAGAAATGAAAGGGAAATACGGAGGGAAATTAGTGGTATGGGAGAAAGGAGAATCAGGTAATCCAAAGGGAAGACCAAAGAAACTCGTACCGTCGATGAAAGTCGAGGGATACAAACTCGCAGAGATAAATGATACAATTCAATCCATTATCAGTATGACGATGGATGAACTAAAACAAGTATGGGACAATCCAAAGTCCACAATACTCGAAAAGACCGTAGCGGGAGCATTAAGAAAATCCTTGGAGAAAGGAAATTTAGAATCCGTGGAAACACTCATCAATAGAGTATATGGTAAACCCAAGGAGAAATTAGATATAGAATCAAAGAATGAATCAAGTATCAGAATCCAAATAATAAAGAACGATAATATAATTAACGATTAATATGTCATCAACAAATGAACGTAGAATAAAAAGGGAAAGGGAAAGATTAACGGAGAAAATCCACGCAGACTTTAAGGAGAAAATAAAAGGGATGAATAGGGAACAAGTATTGTGGGAATTAGAAAAGATTAGAGTTAAATATGGTATAGAATATACTTCAAACAATCCATTGAATAACATAACCACGGAAGATGTAGATGTAGAGATATTATAATATGGAACAAGTAATAAAGATTAACCTGACACCAAAACAATCCCAAGCGTGGGAACTATTGGAAGACGACTATACGACAATCATATTATATGGTGGATCGGCAGGAGCAGGTAAATCTTGGTTGGGATGTTTATGGATAACAAATTTATGTTTAACTTATCCAGGTATACGAACACTGATAGGACGTACGGTATTACAACAATTAAAGATGACCACATTAAATACCCTATTCGAAACATTACAGATGATGTCATTAAAGTCAGGTACAGATTATACCTATAACGGACAGAGTAATGTAATAACATTCACCAACGGAAGTGAGATAGTATTAAAAGATTTACAACATAATCCTGGAGACCCTAATATGGACGGACTTGGGGGCCTAGAATTAACCGCCTGTTTCGTGGACGAGGCATCACAGATAAGTTCATTAGCATATAATATATTAAAGTCGAGGATGAGATATAAACTAAAAGAATATAACTTAATTCCAAAAATGTTAATGACTTGTAACCCCGCACAAAACTGGTTAAAGAAAGAGTTTTATATTCCGTATATTCAAGAAACATTAGATAGACACAAAGCATTTATACCAGCACTCCCGATGGACAACCCACACCTTCCAGAGACGTATATAGAGATGTTAAAGACATTACCACCCCAACAGAGGAAAAGATTATTGGAGGGAAATTGGGACTATCTGGACGACAGTGATTCACTATTTGACTTCGATAGTATATCCAACTCGGTATTTAAATTTAGTCCTAATGAAAATGATAAGAGATATATTAGTTTGGACGTAGCACGATTTGGTTCGGATAGATCAGTTGCTGTCATATGGATAGGTAATGTAATAGTAGATATATACATATATACAAAATTATCTACGGTAGAATTATCAGGGGAAGTAAAGGAACTAATACAAAAACATAAGGTACACCCAAATAATGTCATAGTCGATTCAGACGGAGTTGGAGGAGGAGTAGCAGACCAGATTAGAGGTACCAACTTTGTGAATAATAGTTCACCACTCCATAACCAGAACTTCAGTAATCTAAAATCACAGTGTTATAATAAACTATCCGAGATGTTCAGGGAGGGAAAGATAAGTATAAACTTATTAGAACCAAGTATAGTAGATGAATTGACACAGGAACTATTATCAGTAAAACTAAAGAATATAGATAAGGACAATAAGATAGCGGTACAATCAAAAGACGAGATGAAAAAGGTATTAGGAAAATCACCCGATTTATCTGACGCAATAATGATGAAGATGATTATAGATATAAAGAATTTAAAAACAACCGGCAGGTACGCAATTACAATAGTATGATAAAATTTAAGATAGACAGTAAAGAATATTACATTGAGGATATTATGTCCGTGGGTAATTATTCAAAGATATATAAGATGAAGGATTTATTTCAGGATGATTACTTCGCAGCAAAAATAATAAACATAGTATGTGGTACCCCGATGGAGGATTTATTAGAATGTCCATTTGAAGACATTAATTATTTAGCCTCACAGATATTAGGTAAAATACCACAGGACAAGGATGTTAAATTTGTGGATAGGTTCGAACTGAACGGAGTACACTATGGATTCTTTACCGATTGGAAAGATTTAACATTCAGTGAGTTTATTGATTTAGACACAATATCCACCAAAAAACCAGACGAATTATTAGACCTATTACATATATTATCAGCAATAATGTATAGACCTATTACGGAGGAAATATCAACACATAACTTTAAGATAGAAAAATATGATGTAGATAAGATGAAAGTACGGGCAGAACTATTCAAAAAGGAATTAGACGTAAAGATTATTTTAGGTGGTCAGTTTTTTTTTACCAAGTACGCAGAGAAATATTCAAACTATACCCTTCCATCTTTGGTGACATTGACGAAATGGAACAAAATCAGGATGATATGGATAATATGGAAGATGATGTACAAAACAAATTCCATCAAACGTTTGGGTGGTTTTTGGTCGTCAACAAAATTAGTGACAACGATATTACAAAACACGAATACATATATGAAAAAAATATAACGGAGGTATTAAATCAGTTATCATTTTTAATAGGATATGAACAAGAACAAATAAGATTACAAAAAAAGGCTCAAGGAAAGTTCTAATTCAAGAACTATAATACAATATTTTATATTTATATATAAGAATGACATTAAATTATAAACAAATATTAACGTATTTTAGTTCAATTGCTTATCACCACGAACAGATTAATAGTTTTGGTGTGGGTGATTTAACGCAGTTAATAAACGACGTAACGACAAAACAGGAACCTCACTATACAAGAATGTACGTGGTACCTGAAGTGGTAGAGTTTAACCAAAACCACATACACTTTAATTTCAACGTAATCATAGCAGACCAAATAGAGGATGACTTATCGAACCAAAGGGAAGTGATGAGTGATACGTTGGCAATAGCAATGGACGTATGGACGGTATTCTGGCAATCATATACACAAGAATACGGGGACTTCAGTCAAATTATAGTAGGAGATTGGGATGCTCAATGTCAACCCTTCTTGGAAAGATTCCAGACGGTACTTGGTGGATGGACACTGAATATAAAAATGTCAGCACCATTCGATTACAATTCTTGTGATTTACCTATAAGTCCTAATTACAATTTCCCACAGGATGAATCATTTAGTTCATACGAACAAATAGTTTTAGATTGGGAACAGTTCGCAGCAGCACACGAACAGGTAAGATCATTTGGATACGGGGACATAACCCAACTTATAGATGATAATATAACAAAACAAACACCACTATTCCCGAGATTATATTTTCAACCAGAGACAACCAGATTTAGTCCGAACCATATGCATATAACTTGGAGAGTAATTATATGTGATATTGTGGATGATGATTTAAGTAATCAACAAGACGTATGGAGTGATACATTAGAGATAGCAAAAGATTTATACGCCAAAGCATATTTATCTGATTACGATATTGAGTGGGACGCAAACTTGGAACCTTGGTTTCAGGAAACACAAACGGTATTAGCAGGGTGGACTTATACGATGAACGTACAACAGAAATTTGATTACAATAGATGTACACTTCCGATTCGACCATTCGTTAATTATACTTGGGAAGAAATGGTTATGTTATGGAAGGAAGTAGAAAATAAATGGAAAAATGTTTAAAACAAAAAATATATGGGTCAATTAAATAATTTATACGTATCAAGTTCATTTCAAGGACTATTGAAGATGAATGATAGTACCGACGGTGTTACGAATAATTTACAAGTAGTTCAAACGGGTAATGGAGTTGATACACCTTTACAAATAAGTCAAACTGAAGTTAATATATCAGGATCATTAACCGTTAACGGTAATCCTGTAAGTAATGTTAACACAGGTTCGTTTGCTACAACAGGTAGTAATACCTTTACAGGTAATCAATTAATAACAGGTAGTGAAGGTTATGTAACACTTGATGGTTCAACAGCA